GGTTTGTCGCCGGTCAGGCGGGTCCAAACGCCAGTCGCGTGAGTGCGCGACGACACGACACAGGGGAAAGAGGGCCATGAACGACATCGACAAGGCCATCCAGGGCGCCACCGTCATCAAGTCGGTGGACATCAGCGGGACGTTCGGCCCGACAGGCCGGCCCTTCGTCCTTCAAGTGCCAGTGGACATGGATGAGGCCGAAGCCCTGTCTCTTGCGGGGGCGCTGGCGGCGATGCCGTCCAGGCTCAGGCAGGCGCGTGGCCCGCAGATCGTGGTCCCGAAGCCAGTGTTGGTACGACAGTGACATCCGGTGGCCCGAGGGTCCGCAGCGGCCCTCCACCAGATCCCAACGCCCTCCGCAGGGAGCGCGACAACGGCACATGGACGACGCTCCCATCCCATCGTGACGGCCCGACGCCGCTGTGGCCGCTGACCCGCGCGTCGAAGCGCGAGCAGGGGCTATGGGACAGCCTGTGGTCGCTTCCCCAGGCTGTCATGTGGGAGCGGTCCAAACAGCATGGCGAGGTCGCGGTCTACGTCCGCCAGTTCGCCCGCGCCGAAGGGCGTGACGCCTCGGCGGCCGACAGGACGCTCCTGCTGCGGATGATGGAAGCCCTCGGGCTGTCCCAGCCCGGACTCGCCCGCAACCGCTGGCGCATCGAGGATGAGCAGGCCGCGCCACGTCAGCGGGTCGCTGTCGGCGGTGCCTCGGTGAGAGACCGCTTCAGGGTCGTGGATGGAACCGGGTAAGCCCCTGTGGGTCGCCCTGGCGTGGATCGAGGCCCACTGCGTCGTCCCTGACGGCTTCAAGCGTGGCGAGCCCTTCAAGCTCTACGCCTACCAGGGCGCTTACCTCCGAGACTTCTACGCCGTCCGCGAGGATGCCGTCTGGAAGCCCGAGAGCCCGGACCTCGCGACCGCGTTCGTGTACCGCCGTGGCATCCTCGTCGGGCCGCAGAAGGTCGGCAAGAACCCGCTCATCGCTGCCCAGGTGACGCTCGAGGGCGTCGGGCCGGCGCTGTTCGCCGGTTGGGCTGGTACGGACGAGGGCTATGTCTGCGCCGAGCACGGCTGCCGGTGCGGCTTCGAGTATCACTATGAGCCCGGTGAGCCGAAGGGCATGGCCTGGCCCACGCCACTCATCCAGATCACGGCCTTCTCGGAGGAGTCGACCGAGAACACCTACGACGCCCTCCGGCCGATGATCGAACTCGGGCCTCTCGCGGACGTCATCCCGAAGACGGGCGAGGAGTTCATCCGCCTGCCGGGTGGTGGACGCATCGACACCGTCACATCATCAGCCCAGTCTCGTCTCGGCCAGCGCGTCACCTTCGTTCCCCAGGACGAGGTAGGCATCTGGACGCCGACGAACAAGATGACGAGGGTGGCCGACACCCAGTACCGTGGCCTCGCGGGCATGGGCGGGCGGGCCAGCCTCACCACCAACGCCTGGGATCCCGCCGAGGGCAGCGTCGCGCAGCGCGAGTACGAGTCGGCGGCCACCGACATCGCCCGCCACTTCGCCCAGCCGCCCCGCACGCTCTCATACGGCAACAAGGCCGAGCGGCGCAAGATCCACCGCACCGTCTATCCACCCGATGTCCTCAAAGAGAACAACGGCCACATCGACCTCGACTCCATCGAGGCGGAGGCCGCGGACCTCGTGGAGAAGGACGCCGCCCAGGCGGAGCGTTTCTACGGCAACCGGCTCGTGGCTGGTGCCGGCGCAGCGGTGGACGCGGCTGTGTGGGAAGACCTGTCGCGTCGGACTGGCGTGAGCCCCGGCGCCTACATCGGCATCGGCTTCGATGGCAGCTTCAGCCAGGACAGCACGGCCCTCATCGGCTGCACGCCCGAAGGTCATTCGTTCGTCCTGGGCATCTGGGAACGCCCACCAGGCGCCCCTTCGGGCTGGCGCATCCCCCGCCTTGCCGTGGCGGCGGCGGTCGAGGAGGCGTTCAGCAAGTACCGCGTCGGGCGGATGCTCTGCGACCCATGGAAGTGGGAGACGGAACTTGAGATGTGGGCCGAGAAGCACGGCGAGGAGGTCGTCCTGGCCTTCAACACGAACCAGACCACCCGCCACGCGGCGGCGCTGTCCCGGTGGCTCACCGGCATCTCCGAGAGCACCCACACTCATGACGGCGATGACCGACTCCGCGATCACGTCCTGGCCGCCCATCTCAAGAAGGTCCGCCCGACCCAGACCGAGGACGGCCGGACCCTGTACGTCCTCGCCAAAGGTGACGACGGTCGCAAGATCGACGCCGCGGTCGCCGATGTCCTCGCCTACGAAGCGGCGATGACCATGCCGCCCGCCCCTCCGCCGTTCGTCTCGGTCTACGAGACGAGGGGTGTCCTCAGCGTGTGACCCTTATCAGAGGGTGGGGTCCAGCCGCACCCTGTAGTCAGAGGACGGCCATAGGCGCCCGTCGCGTTCTTCGCATCGAACGATGAGTCGTGCGCGGTATCGGCGTCCAGCGAGGATGACCGTCGCGCCGTGCGGGATGGTGGGCGACCCGTCCGAATAGGTGGCGATGGGGAACTCCGGGGGTCTTACCTTCGATGGATCGACGCTCACTCGCACTCCCCTGACTACGCAACTGTCTCGCCATCCTACTACTCAGGAGACCACATGCGACGCATCGCTACCGCTCTGCGCGCCCTAGTCCAAGACACGATCGGGCTCGAGGGCGCGTTCACCGTCGCCGGTCTCGTCGGCCTCGCCTTCGTGGCGTGGACGCTCTATTGGCTGGCTGGCGTCGCGGTCGTGTCCGTCATGTGCCTCGTCATCGGGATCGCCCTCGCCAAGCCAGCCCCGAGGTAAGCGATGGGACTCTTCGCTACTCGCTGGTCTGAACGGAAGGGGGTCGGTTATCCAGCCATCGGCTGGCAGCCGACGACGAACTGGAACCGGGTCACGACCACGGGCCAGTACATCTCCGAGGACAAAGCCAACACGGTCGCGGCGTGGTACGCCGGCATCCGGCGCATCGCGCAGGACGTGTCGACGCTGCCGCTGATCGTGTACCGGCGTGTCGGGCGCTCCAAGCACCGCGCCATGGACCACCCGCTGTACCGGGTGCTGCACGACTCCCCGAACCCGGAGATGACATCGGTCGTCTTCCGCGAGACGCTACAGGCGCACGTGCTGGCCTGGGGCAACGGCTACGCCGAGAAGGAACTAGACCGGGGCAACCGGGTCAAGTACCTGTGGCCGATGCGCCCGGACCGGATGACGGTCGGCTACGACCAGAACGGCAAGCGGGTCTATGACTACGTCATGAAGCCCGGAGCCGCCCCGACCAGGCTGTCGGCCGAGCGCGTGTTCCACATCCCCGGCCTCGGCTTCGACGGGCTCGTCGGCTACTCGCTCCTGACGCTGGCTCGCGAGACGCTGGCCGGCATCCTCGGGCTGCGTGAGTACGACAACCGGGTGCTCGCCAACGATGCACGTCCAGGCGTCATCCTGACGCACCCCGAGACGCTGTCGCAGCTTGCGCGCGAGAACATCGAGAAGTCCTGGGAGGACAGGCACGGCGGCTTCTCGAAAGCCGGCCGCATGGCGCTGCTCGAGGAGGGCATGACCGTCACCGCGCTCACCCTGCCGCGCGATGACATGCTGTTCATCGAGGACGCCAAGTGGCAAGTCGCCGAGATCGCGCGCTGGATCGGGATCGCGCCGCACAAGATCGGCGACCTTGAACGGGCGACGTTCTCGAACATCGAGGAACAGAACATCGACCACGTCTCCTCGACCATCCAGCCATGGTGCACGCGCTGGGAGCAGCAGATCAACAAGGATCTCCTGACCGAGCCCGATGTCTTCGCCGAGCATCTGATGGATGCGGCCCTTCGCGGCAAGACGCTAGAGCGCTACCAGGCGAACGCCCTCGCTGTCGACAAGCTCGCCCTCACGCCGAATGAGTGGCGTGAGCGCGAGAACCAGAACCCGGTCCCGTGGGGTGATGAGCCTGTCCGTGGGCCGAACAACACCGCACCCGAGCCGGTGCCAGCGCAGGAGGTCTGATGGACCGCAAGCTATTCGCTCCGGGCGGCGTGAAGCTCGACGACCAGGGCCACATCCTGGCTGCGTTCGCGCAACTGAACAAGATCGACAGCGACGGCCACGTCACACGGGCCGGCGCCTTCCCCCAGAAGTCGGTCCCGATGTCCGCCTACGGCCACACCTCCTGGGACGGAGCCCTGCCTGTCGGCAAGGGTGACATCTTCGAGGACGGGGGATGGGCGGTCTTCGAGGGCGACTTCTTCATGGGCACGACCCACGGCCATGACGCCTACGTCACGGTCAAGGAACTGGGCGAACTCGCCGAGTACAGCTACGGCTACGTCATCCTCGGCTCCGAGCGGGGCCAGCACGAAGGCAAGCCAGTCACCTTCCTCGACTCCCTCGACGTGTTCGAGGTGTCCCCTGTCCTCAAGGGTGCCGGCGTCGGTACCCACACCATCGCGATCAAGAGCGACGCGCCGGGTACAGGCGCGCCGTATGCCGAGCATCTGTCCTGGTACGTGGGCGGTCTCTCGGCGCTCCTCGAGCGGACGCAGGACCGCAAGGCGTTCCGTGAGGCCGAGGGTCGGACCCTCAGCCAGAACGACACCGCCCTGCTGACGGAGTTGCTTGCGACTCTGCCCGCGCACGCTGAGGCCATCAAGGCGCTCCTCGCCCAGCCCGTCGACCCCGCGGTCGTCGAGCGTGCGCGGACGAGCCTGATGGTGGAGATCGAACGGGCTAGGAGCCTGGGCGTCCCCGTCTGACGCCACCCCACTCACGCAACCCCTAGGCCCCCGGAAACACCGGGGGTCTTCTCATCGGAGATACCCCCATGCCTACCGCAGCCGAGCTTCGTGCTGATCTGGACACGAAGCGCGCTGGTGCAGCGGCGTTCCTTGATGCGTTCAAGAGCGCTGACGGCCAGTACGACATGCCGACGTCCAAGGTCGGTGAGTATCGCAAGCGCAACGACGAGATCACCGATGTCGCTCGTCAGTGGGAAGCCGCTGTCGAGTCCGAGAAGGCTGATGCCGTCGAGGCGATCAAGTCCGAGTCGCAGGGTCGCATCATCCCCGGCGAGGTCAAGGACAGCGCGCCTGCGCGCATCGAGACGAAGGCCCAACTGGACGCCTCTTTCAAGGGCGCGTTCCAGAAGTACGGAAAGGCCATCGCCGACTACCAACTCGACGACCCGCCCATCCGCTTCAACATCCCGGCCGACCTCAAGACGGTCGTGACCATCGGGACGAGCTACGTCACGCAGCCGTCGCACGTCGGACAGGTCGAGTCAGCCCTGTACTTCGGGGATGCCGAGCCATTCTTCCCGCATGGCACCGTCGACTCAGCGTCGGTCGTGGGTTACATCCAGACGACCGATACCGACAATGCCGCCTTCGTGGCGGAGGTCAACGCCGCGACCGACTCCGCGTTCGTGTGGACGCCCGTGACCGATGAGGTCGAGGACGTGCAGACATGGATCCCCGCGTCACGCAACCTGCTCTCTGACGAGTCGCAGATGCAGTCGACGATCACAGGGATGCTCGCCAAGCGTCTCCAGAAGGTGGTCAGCAACAAGATCCTCAATGGCTCGGGCACGACCCCGATCATCTGGGGCGTCTTCATCCGGACCGGCTTCCAGACCCAGGCGAAGGGCGCCGATCCGACGTTCGACGCTATCCACAAGGCCATGACGAAGGTCCGCGTCACTGGTGACGCCGAACCGAACCTCGCGGTCTTCCATCCCAACGACTGGGAGGAGATCCGCCTGACCCGCACCGTCGATGGCGTGTACATCCTGGGCAACCCGACAGAGGCCGGCCCGATGCGTATCTGGGGCCTCCCGGTCATCACCTCCACGGGCATGACCGAGGGCACGGGTGGCGTCGTGGACACTTCGTACACGACCATCTTCGAGAACGGTGGCCTCACGGTCGAGGTCTCGACCGAGCACAGCACGTACTTCACCGAGCGCAAGATGGCGATCTCGCTGGTCCGCCGCCTAGCGGCGTTCCACTACCGGCCGTCCGCTGCTGCGACGATCACGGGTATCTAAGCCATGCCCGTCATCAGCGGAGGGGTCGTCCAAGGCCCCGGTCGCATCCTCCAGCAAACCATCAGGTTCACCGAGGCGGCGGGCAACAACGCGGCCGGCACGTACAACGGGTCGGTCACGATCCCCGCCTATGCGCTGATCCTCGACATCATCATCTACGGCCAGGCCCTCTGGAATAGCTCTGGTGCTGCCGGCCTCATCGTCGGCGATACCCAGGGTTCGGGGTCGCCTGACCCTGACGGCCTGGTCGCGACCGTCGACCTCAAGGCCACCGACCTCCTGGCGGCCGAGGGCATCTCGCTCTCGGGCGGCACGGGGCTGGCTGGCGGCAAGGTCGGCGCTGACATCGCCAACTCGCAGTTCAACCGCCGACGCCTCACCGTCGAGCGGATCATCACGGGCACGGTGACGATGGCCGCAGCCAGCGGGACGACCGGTGTGACCGACCTGACGGTCATCTACACCGACCCCACCACCGTCATCGCCGCCACGTTCACGGCTTCGTAAGCGATGACGGTCTATGTGACCGCCGATTGGTCTCGGGTCGTCCCCATGGACGACCCCGAGGCCGCATTCGGCGTGGACGAGAGCGACATCGACAGCCGAGGGCTCCGACCCCAGGTCGAGGCCCTTCGGAACCCCGTGCCCGAGCCTGTACCAGAGGCGAAGGAAGCTCCGACCCCGCCCAACAAGTCGGCCAGTCGGCCGGCCACCAAGTAGGAGCCCACGATGGCCTACCCGATCGCGGCATACGACGCGCTGCCGCTCTACAACATGGCGCGTCAGGGCAAGATCTTCACCGGCAACATCGCTGCTGCCGGTGTGGTGCTGCCCATCTATTCCAACAACACGCAGCAGTGCGGTCTCTGGAACCCGGCCGGGTCGGGTAAGGACCTGATCCTGCTCCGGGTCTCGATGACCTACGTCGATACGACCGGTGCTGCTGGTGGCTACGTCATCAGCCAGCTTACGGGCCTCGGCTCGGCGGTCGCCACCGGCACGAGCATCACAGCCTTCACGGAGACGACCCCTGTCTCCGACTACCCCGGTGGTGGGTTCACCTCCGTCGCCAAGTTCGGCCAGGGCGCGACCCTGACCATCGTCGGCGCGTCGGCCACCATCAAGCGCAACCTCGGCCTCAACCAGCTAGTCACCACGGCCGCCGATGCGACCACGGTGCCGTGGAAGACCGACTTTCAGTTCGACGGCGATGTCGTCGTCCCGGCTGGTACGGCCATCTTCCTCGCTGGCAATATCGCGACCCTCTCCAAGTGGTCCGGGTCTCTGACCTGGGCTGAGGTCACGGTCGGCTCGTAGCCATGACTCGGACGGCCTATGACCGCATGGCGGGCAAGCTCGGCACGTCCGACCTCGAGGACTACGAGGCTTTCGTCACGCACACCACTACCGGCAGTGCCGGTATCCCCGGTGAGCCTGGCCCACGGGGACCGGCCGGACCGCAAGGTCTGGCCGGTCCCATGGGACCGCAGGGCGTACCGGGTGCCGCTGGCGCTCGCGGCATCCCCGGCGAGACCGGGCCACAAGGACCAGTCGGCGAGGTCGGCCCTCCGGGCATCTCCGGCACTCCTGGCATCCCTGGACTCGAAGGTCCCGAGGGCCTGCCTGGACCGCAGGGCATCCAGGGCATCCAGGGCTTGCAGGGCATCCCTGGCATCCCCGGCACTCCGGGTGCTGTGGGCGCCGGCATCGTCGCCGGCCTCATCGTCATGTGGTCCGGCTTGGTCGCCAACATCCCGTCCGGCTGGGTCCTTTGCAACGGCCAGAACGGTACCCCAGACCTCCGTGACCGCTTCATCAAGGGCGCATCGGGGAACCCAGGTGCCACCGGAGGCTCCACCACCCACACGCACGCCGCGCATACCGGCGTCATCAATCACACGCATCCCGTCACCGACCCCGGCCATACGCATCCGTTCTTCCCGCGGACGGCCGCGACCGGTGCCGTGTCCTCGATCGTCACGGGGACGCTCGACACCTCCTCGACCATCGCTGGGCCGAACCAGCCGCACATCCAGTCGGCCACGACCGGCATCACCACGGCGAATCCGGCTGGCGGCGTCTCCTCGCTGACCCACGACTCGCCGAGCCATGAGCCGCCGTACTTCGCGCTGTGCTTCCTGATGAAGACGTAGGGGCCTGATGACTGTCGCTGTCACCACCACCGCAGAAGCGCTAGACGCCAGCGAGCTAGGGGTCGATGTCGCCGACTTCCTGGGCTTCCCAGCGACCGCGCCCTACACCGTGCGCGTGGACTCGGAGTGGATGCGAGTCACCGCTGGCGCCGGGACGACGACATGGACCGTCACGCGGGGCTACGCCGGCACGACTGCGGCCACACATCTCACCGCCGCGCCCATCTACCACGTCCCCGACACCTACGCGGACCTGTCGCGCATCAAGCGGCGGTTGCGAGGCGGAGCGGATGATGAGTCCACGGTCGACGACGACATCCTCTCCGACTCCATCGGAGCCGTGCAGTCGTACCTCGTATCGTTCCTCGGCCTGTTCCTGGGGCCGACGACCGTGACCCAGATACTCCTCGACGGGGCGCAGGCCATCGACAGCCGGCGACGGTTGTATGTGCCGTTCGGTATCCAGACACTCACGAGCGTCGAGGTCCAGCCCACGACCGGTGCGTCCTGGGCCACCGTGACTGCTGGGGACCTCATCTCGCGGCCTCGAGCCCACGAGCCGCGGGTCGACCCGAGCCAGCCGACCACGATGCTCATGTTCAAGGACGTGACCAGCGGCTCGTACCTGTCCTTCCCCTATGGCTACGACAACGTCCGCATCACCGGGACGCTGGGATGGTCGGCACCGCCCGCGAAGGTCGGAGAGGTCGCTGACACCCTCGTCATCCGCTTGTACCAGGCTCGTCAGACCGGCCAGCGCGACTACGTGGGCAATGACGACGAGGGCAACCCTGTCGTCAGCCGGTTCATCTCGGGCGAGGACAGGCGCCTGCTCCGCACGTTCCGCCATGAGATCTTCGGCTTCGGGTCCATCTGATGGCGAGGCTACCTGGCTATCTGAAGCTCGTCTCCATCGAGAAGGGCGATGAGCCCCTTACGGTGGAGTTCACCTTCCGCATCCGCTGGTGGCATCCCGGCTGGTGGCTTGTCGTCCTCCGAGAGATGTGGCGCTGATGGATATCGCCGACATCGGCTCGGCCATCGCCGAGCTATTCGAGGACGTGACACCGCCCACGGGCTACACGGCCATCCAGAAGTCCACGCACCTTCGCCAGTCCGCGGCCGGCAAGCTGCCGCTCGCGGTCACGTCCTGGGTCGCCACCCGCGACATCACCTACGGCTTCGGCCGGCGCGAGGGCATCGCGGACTTCACGACCACCGTGTACTTCCCGAAGGCGAAGGACGAGGCCACCACGGACGAGATGCTGCAGGTGTGGCACGACCGCCTCATCGACGCCCTGCTGGGGCAGCTTCAACTCGACGAGTGGGGCACCTCCAACGGCGTGCGGGGCGCATACGTGCGCTCTGTCACACCCGGCGAGGAGCAGCTTGGCGAGCCCTACTACGCCGCCATCGAGGTCGTCATCGAGGTCGACTTCGAGCACGCCGTTTCGATGACAGCCTAGGAGACCGCTCATGCCCCGAAGCACCCCCGAAGCACCACCCATGGTGCGCCTCTATCCCACGACCGGTGCCTACATCCCAGGCGAGCCCGCCATCGAGCGCGATGTCACGTCCGAGGAGGCGGAAAGGCTCCTGGCCTATTCCCCCCCTGCCTACACGACCGAGCCGCCCGTCGTGGCACCCGACCCATCCGAAGACCTGCCCGAAGACATCGAGCAGCCCGTAGTGCTGGTCGAGCAGACCGGCGACCCGATCGAGGAGTAAGCGATGGCGATCACGGGCACCAAGCCCTTCTTCCGGACCCAGATCGGCATCGAGTCGACGCCAGGCACGGCGGTCGCTGCGACCCGCATCGCGCCCATCGTCTCGGGTAACTGGAACGAACACGGCGAGCGCGTCTTCATCGTCGAGGACCGCAACTCGCTCATCAAGAACTACCGTGCCGTCGCCACCAAGCAGTTCGCCGAAGTGTCGATGGAGATCGCGCCGACCTTCGAGGACTTGCCGCACTGGCTCCAGTTCTTCGCCAAGGGCGGAGTGACAGGGGTCGTGGAGGACACGGCCGCCTATCGCTACACCTTCACGCCGACCATCACGTCCAACGACCTCAAGACGGCCACGATCGAACTAGGCGACTCGACCCAGGAGTACGAAGCCGAGTTCTGCGTCGGCACGAGTGCGGAGATCACCTTCGCCCGGAACGCGCCGGCTTCCATGACGGCGAACTTCCTCGGCAAGCAACTCACGGCCGCGTCCTTCACTGGTTCGCTGTCGCAGCGCGTGACCGAGGACATCAACGGTGCCCTCGCTGCGGTCTACATCGACGCCAGTGGCGGCACGATCGGCAGCACGCTCGTCACGAACGTCCTCGAGGTCAAGATCGGCATCGAGACGGCACAGACCCAGTTCTGGGCTCTGAACGGCTCGCTGACCCCGGTCGATGTGTACCGCGATGCGCCTCGCGGCTGCTCGGTCGAGATGACCATCGCCTTCACGAACACGACAGAGTACGCGGCCTTCAAGTCGAACTTCAACGGCGACGACCCGCGCCTCATCCGGGTGAAGGTGCTCGGCTCGACGATCACGGGATCCAGCACCGCCAAGACGGCGCAGTTCGACCTGTACACCGTTTGGGCCGAGTCGCCCTTCGGCGAGCAGGACGGGCTTCGCGTCATCAACCTCAGCGGCGAGACGGTCTATTACCCGAGCGCCACGGCCGACTGGAACTTCCAGATCGTCAACGACCTCTCCTCGCTGCCGTAGCACACCACGCCATGCTGGCCCCTGCCTCCCCCTGTGGGCAGGGGCCAGCACCTACAGGGGAAAGCTGATGCCAGCCATCGTCGATGTCCCGCTGCGCGGGCAGTTCACCGTCAAGGCCCACTCACGCCCGTCGCACGGGCAGACCAAGGCCATCTCGAGGGCTCTGCGCGCCCGACTGAAAGAGGAGCAGATCGAGGAACTGCTGGTCGACAACATCCTCACCCTTTGCACGGCCTGGGATGTCACCGACGAGGAGGGGCATCCGATCCCGTTCACGCGCGAGGGCATCGCCAGCGCGCCCGACGATCTCGTGACGGAACTCGCTGACCGACTGCAACAGTTCGTCAACCGCGGGCTGACCTTCGACCAGAAGGTCAAGGCCCTCGCGGACGACCTGGGTGACGACGACCCCAGGAAGGTCACGCTGCTGGGGATCATCGACTCGGGAAACTGATCGACCCGGCCAGGCGGGTCGCCTACCTGGCCGGGTCGGGGCTGGGCGACCTCGACCACGACGACGAGGACATGGAGGACGCCGCCCTATTGGCGGCCTTCGAGTGGGCTCCCGCGTCGCTGGACGACGTCGACGAGATGCCAGAGCGGACGCTGTGGCTCCTCGTCTCCTACAGGACCGGCGTGGTGGACGCAGCCAGAAAGGGAGCAAGTGATGCCTAGCGCTCCCATCACCTTCACGGTCAAGGGCCTGGACGACATCCAGCGTGGCTTCCGTTCGCTGCGCCAGCCGGAACTGACGCGGACCGCCAAGCCCGCATTCGCCGAGGGCTCCAAGAAGGTGTTCGTGCCGGAGGTCCGCCGGCAGGCCCCTCGCGGGCCGTCGCCTCACAAGTCAGCGGCCCGTGGCACCCGCGGGCGGAAGGGGCCGCTGCACAAGAACGTCACGACGCGGCTCCTCCCTCGCGGTCGTTTACCGGCGAGCATCCGCTCGTCGGTCCTTTTCGCGTATGGGACCAGCCCGCGTGCGTGGTACCGCCACTTCGTCATCAAGGGCACCCAGCGTCACTCCCTCGCGAGGGGAGCGCGGGTCAAGGGCAACGTCAACCAGTCGATGCGTCCCATCCATCCCGGCAGCCGGGGTAACGACTTCGTGGGTCGCGCGCAGAAGCGTGGCGAGGCCCCGTTCCTCCAGCACTTCAGCGGAGCGCTCATGAGCGTGTACAAGATGCGAGCGAAGGCGAAGTAAGTGGTCACAGCGACGAACCAACTCACCATCATCGCCTCGTTGCAGGACCGCTTGACGAAGCCCCTGATGGGCATCGAGAAGTCCACGGCGCGGCTCGATAAACAGTTCACGAAGCTGTCCGGCGCTGTCCAGAACGCCTTTCAGTTCTACGTGCGCTATCGGATCTTCTCGCTCATCAACCAGGGCATCTCGGCGATCGAGAATGCCATCCCCGGTCTCATCGCTCGGGGACAGGAGTGGGCGCGCACGGTCGATGACATCTCCGACTCGACCGGGCTGGCAGCGGAGAAGTCGAGCCTGCTGGCCGGCGTCATGTCGGTCATGGTCGGTGATGCTCAGGGCTTGACGCGCGCCCTCGGTGCGGTGGCGAACAACGCTGCCAACCACAGCGATGTGTTCAAGCGTTACGGCATCGCTGTCCAGAACACCAACGGACAGCTATTGGACTCGTGGACGATCTTGATGAACGTCCGCAAGGCCCTTTCCGACGTTGGCAACGGCTTCATCACGACCGCTGCCGCACGGGAACTTTTCAGCCGTGGCGGCCAGGTGCTCATCGACTTCCTGACGATGAGCGATGCGCAGTTCAAGCTGCTGACGAAGGACGTGCGGGAGTCCGGCGTCATCATGACCGACGCTGGCCTGCGGGCCGCCGAGGCGTGGGGCCGGACGCAGCGCAGGTTCGAGCAGCAAGTCACGGGCATCGCGAACCAGATCACCCAGACGGTGCAGCCGCTCCTGACTCGCCTCGTGGACGGCATCACGAACTATCTGCGCCAGAACATGGCGAGCATCGTCGGCTTCGTGACCGAGGTCGTGTCATTCGTCGCCCATGCCGTCGCTGGGTTCCTGGGCATCGACATCAGCGGCCAGGTCCAGACGATGGCCGAGCAGATGGACGCACTCGCCGAGGGCTCCAACAAGCGGGAACGTGCCCTCTCGAAGACAGCCAAGGCCCGAGACGAGCAGACCGAGTCGGAGGACGGCTACAGCAAGGCGCTAGAGTCGCAGATCGACGCCATCGACCGTCAGCTTGAGGCCATGTCGCGGGTCGACGACGCCGAGGATGCGCGTCGCGAGCACATGCGTCTGATGCAGGACATCGCTGACGCGCGCAAGGAACTGCGCGACCTTCGGGGTGAGTCCATCTTCGCTGCCGGTATGTCGGCGGCGGAAGCCGAACTCGCCCGCCAGGCACACGCCGCTGACATCGTGGACGCCCAGAAGCGCATCGGCGAGGCCCAGCAGAAGCTCGAGGAGCAGGAGCGCGACCGGGCTCGTGAGATGCGACGGGACGACCTCGAAGACCGCAAGGCCATGTTGCAGCAGCGTCTCGCCGCCCATATCAAGACGCTGGCTGACGAGGCCGCCGCCGACCGCGAGGCCATGGGTCAGATATTCGGCCCGGACGCGGGTGGCTTCGGTGGCATCACGGACAACATCAAGAAGGTCATGGCAGCCGGCAGGGAAGGGCTGCTCAAGGGTGAGTTGGGCAAGCAATGGGGCGAGGACTTCCGGGCCAGTCTGGATGGCTTCTTCCGAGACCTCAACAACCCCACGACCGGCCTCGGTGCGGCGTTCTCCTCCATCGCTTCTGTCGCGAAGCTGGTCGCCGACAACTGGATGCTGGTGGCCGCCGCTGGGGCGGCGATCATCGCCCTCAACCTCGCGACGAGCCTCGGTAGGCTCGCTATCGCTATCGGCTCCATCCTCGCGCTGATCCCTGGTGCTGGGGTCGCTGCTGGTGTTGGTGCTGGTGCGGCGAAGGGAGCCGGGGCCTTGGGAGCGGCCGGGGCGGTCGCGAAGGCTGGCGGCGGCGGGCTCCTGGCGCTGCTGATGGGCCGAGAGGTCGCTTCGGCGGCGTTCGGCAAGAGCTTCGGGGCAGCCCAGCCGATGATCGACAACATCAACCGGCAGGGTGACGAGGCGTTCGACCGACTCGTCGCGGGCACCCAGAAGACCCTGCAAGACACAGCCAACAGCCTATTCGGGCCTGGCACATTCATCGGCGGCATCACTGGTGCCAACGCGGCGCAGAACATCACCTCTGCTGTCGCGACCGGAGCTAGGACATCCGAGAGGCTTGCCGCCCAGCAGGGCACGCTCGCTACGGCCCTCGGACCGGATGGCACGATGGCTGATGTCGCCACCTCGGCGGAACGGACCGAGGATGCCGTGGCGCCCTATGGCGGTCGCACGCTCGCCCAGTACCTCCAGCGCATCAGCGCGAACACCGGGACCCTCGCGTCGCAGCCGCTCGGCGTCGCGAACCTAGAACTGAATGTCGATCGCAAGACGATCCTGCAGATGCTCGGCGTGCCCATCAAGCGCGGCACGTCGACCCAGAAGCGGCAATAGATGGCCGTCCAGATCCTCGTCGGCGAGGCCAACGGGGAAGCCACCGACGACATCACGCAATGGGTCGATTTCGAGACGATCTCGATCGAGGACACGGGCAACCAGACCGATGACACGGCCAGCTTCGAGGTCATCGACAAGGGCCTGACGATCGACGTCCTGCACCCCCATGGGCCGGTCCGGATCACGCAGGACGACGACGACAAGTTCATCGGCTTCATCGTCAACCTCGAGCCTGCGTGGGAGGGCATCAGCCGCCGCTTCCGCATCTCGTGTGTGGGCCTCAGCGTGCTCCTCGACAAGAGCATCATCCCCGCCACTACGACGAACACCTACCGGCGAGCGGCCGGCGAGAGCGACCGAAGGCGCATCCTGTGGCTCCTGCGGACGTTCGCCCAGCCATTCATCGACGTCGGGTCCTCGGATTTCAGCAGGATCCAGACGTTGGAAGGCAGCATGGAGGCCCAGGACTTCCAGGGCCTCACGGTGCGTCAGGCGATCGAGCGCGTCCTTGGTGCTGCCAGTGAGTCCAGCAACTACTTCGTGGACACGACCGGGCGCCTGCATACCTGGGACGACGACCACGAGGAGGACGACGAGGCTCCCTTCGCCATCGTGGCGGAACACACCCTCGCTTCTGATGAGGTCGCCCCGTCCGACCTTCGGGTCAACCATGACACGTCCGAACTCATCAACTACTACTTCGTCCGTGGCAAGAACGCAGCCGGCAGCGGGTCCTACAGCGACGCGGACAGCATCGAGCAGTACGGGCGTTGGCAGGCGTTCATCGACGGTCCCGACAGCGACACGACCCGCAAGGCGCAGCGTCTCGGGCGGGCGGCCCTGCGTGACACGAAGGACCCCATCATCCGGGCCAACTTCCACGTCGAGGACGACTATTGCGTCAACGACGACGGGCTGACGTGGAAGCCAGGCCAACTCGTATCCATCACCAGCGCCGCACACGACCTCGATGGCTACGAGAGTCGCATCGTCCGCACGACGACCACCTACCTCAATGGTCGTGGCTCCCGGCGCATCGAGATCGAGATCGGTGCTCTGCGGGCCAACTTCCTCGGTCCCGACCAGTGGGGCCAGCAGGGAGGGTTCCCGAACCCGCGCATGTCGGTCGACTCCGGCACGGTCGGGTCCGTAGCGCGCCCGCGCGACACCCGGCCGAAGCTGCTCGACGGCTTCGGGCGCATCGCCACGCCATCAGCGCCCACGCATGGTGACTCTGTCGGTGCGTGGCAGTACGCCAGACTCAACTACGGTCGCCACTTCGGCTCATGGTCTGGTGGCCTCCTGCCTGGCATCGGGGACGACTTCACCATCGGGGCGCCCTGGGGGCCAGCCCTGACCCTGACGGGCCACCCGCAACCGGTCGTCGCGAACACGGCGGCCCAGCATCACGTCCACACGATCTGCGGCGGGATCGGTGGTTGGTCGGGTTGGGACGAGCAGGAGAGTTGGGCGAGGATCACCGTTGGCACACTCCCAGAAGATGCTGTCGGCGTGTACGTCACCGTGGGAGCGGGTGAGTACAGGGGTTCCGGCACGGCCGTCGATGTCCTGGCCCTCACTGGGGGACCCCCTGCGACGCCGCGCCAGGGCGCCGTCGTCGGGCGCATCGAAGGGACTGGCACGCTCGAGGTGCTGATCGCGGTGGCGGGGCCAACGGACCTGTGGATCGGGCTCGTCCGGGGTTGGCCCGCCGATTACACGCCGATGGATGGCCCTCCCGGCTACCTTTGCACAGGAGGACCGTGGAGCCCTGAGCTTGGCGGGGGGAAGATGACGGATCCCAGCTTCGGCACGCGCGACTTCGCCATCGGCGCATCACCGACATCTCCAGGGCCGACCGGTACGCCCGGTGGACAGGGACCGTGGGACTGGCATGTGGTGGGAGCATGACATGGGGCATCGATGGGAACGCCCTCTACGTGGAGGGGCCGGATAGCGTCGGCCTGATGGTGCAGGGCGAGGGCGAGGATGCCGACGCCCCGCGAGGGCCGTGGTCCGAAGACGCCTCATTCGGGGTCGAGGTCGACTTCACGGCTACCGACCTGACGGGAGGGTCAGTCGGGGTGACGGCGGTGGCGATGGGACGGAGCATGTCGGCGACGCTCGACATCGCTGCTGGGACCGTCACGGTGTACGGCCCCGACTCGACAGATACCGCTGACGTGGACCTGACGGCCGACTCCACTCACACACTCTCGGCCGACACGCGGGCTGGTGAGGTGCGCGGCAAGGTGTGGGCCGTGTCTGACGGGGAGCCTGCCGACTGGGCAGCTATCGCGGCGATGGATCAGACGGTCGACGAGGGCGACCGCTTCATCCTGTGGGTCTACGCCGCTTCCGGGCAGACGGTCCGTGTCCCAGCTATCAGGACGGCTCTCGCTGCCCTTGCCGGCCAGTTCATGCAGCATGAGTGGATCGGCTATGCCTCCGGGGAGACCGAGAGGTTCCGGCCTCGCCACCGTTACGTGCTCGGCACGCTGGTGCTTCACACCAACGGCATAGACAGCCCACCCATCTGGGGTGATGGCATCTCGGCTCGTCTCGATGTCTCGCCGACCGCTCACTCGGGCATCCACGCCACCTATATCGCTGAGGGCAGAGGGGACGACTCATGAGGAGATACCGACATGGCTGACGTACTCATGCAGGGCTACCACGTCGCCCGCGACGCTGGGTTGCTTCAGGACGACGCGCCGATCTGGTTCGCGATCGCCATGGACGGCACGGTGCCGGATGCCGACTCGATATTCGTGGACGACACCGACCTGGTGACGACCGAGTACGACGGGGCGGGCTACGACCGGCATGAGGCGGCCGGCGTGACGTGGGCATATGACAGCAGCGACGACGAGATGCAGCTTGACTGCGACGATGACCCCGAGGCGTTCGGTGACACGGTGGTGGCAGCCTCCGACCCGCCAGCAGGTGTGTACACCATCTTGCAGGCGGGCGGTTCGCCCGACGACTCGGCGGACTACGTACTGGGGTACAACGACTCAGGGTCCTACGGCAACGGCGGTGGCGGCGCGCTGGGCCTGACAGTGCCGGTCGGAGGCTTCCTCTACAGCAAGCAGGGCTAAGGTATGGCCCTCACCATCGTCCAGGCTCACGCCCTCGCCAACATCACGCCGGCTGCGGTTGACTGGGACCTCGGGTCGCCGCCTGCCAACACCAAGGGCCTGGTCATGTGGACGACGCAAGACCTCTCGGTCACGCCCGTCTACGGTGGTGAGGCTCTAGAAGTCGTCACCCAGTACGACCCAGCCGGCTCCGAGTTGATGCGGCTGTGGCAGCTTATCAACGACGACTTCGCGGCGGCATCAGGGACTCACTTGACATTCACGTCGCCGGGGTACGTCGACGGCCAGGCGGTCCATGCGGCCTGGCTGGTCGCGGGCGCCCCGGTGGTGCTGGTCGATGCGTCGTACTCGGTCGGCGCTGGCGTCACGATCAGCCTAGACCCTGGTAGCGGGGCCGCCTGCGTCGCCTACGCCTGTGGCTACATCGGCAAGTCCGGCGGGGTCACGGTCAGCAATATCGCCCCGCAGTCCGGGCAGACGCAACTGTCCGAGGTCGATGGCATCGGCGGCGGGGTCTCCCCTGGCGCCGCGTGCGCCTCCTACAAGTCAGGCATCAGTGCCCCGACGACGGTGGGCTTCGATTTCACTAGCGGCGGCGGCACGAGCGGTGCCCAAGCGGCGGCGCTCTACTCCGAGGGCGCGACCGGTGTCATCCTGTCCGCGTACGGTGAGGTCACGGCTTTCCGCGCGGGGCTGACTATCGCGCCAGGGGCGGACTCGATGGTGTGGCTCTTTCGTGCCTCCGAGGTCACACGGTTCCGCCCGCTACGCGTGCAGACGTCCGGCCCGCGCCAGGTGGCACTCGTGGGCACCAGCTTGGGCACCTCCGAGATGACCGAGGGCGGCACCGAGGGCTACCAGCTCACCTACCACGCCGCGTCGAAGCCTGACTGGCAGCCATCCGGCAGCCCTGTCCTCGACACGGCCGCCTGGCTGCCGCTGACCGCCGTCGTCGGCGGCGTGCCCGAACTCGTATGGGACGACGACGACAGCCTCATCCCCACGCTCACGCCACTCGACTGAGGTGCTGCCATGACCACGCGCTTCGCTGGACATCTGCTGACAGGCGACCACGCCTCACGGCCAGCCTTCGGGGACGTGCCTGAGGGCACGCTGTACGCCTGCTCGGACCACGCTCTCATCTACCAGTCCGATGGCGTGGCGGCGTGGTCGACGTGGAGCACGGTGAGCGGCACCGCACTCGTCGCCGCTCATACCGGCGATGCGTCGGACGCCCACGACGCGAGTGCCATCAGCATCCTTGACGCCGCCAACGACTTCACGGCCACCGACGTCGAGGGCGCGCTGGCCGAGCTACAGGCCGATAACGAGGCGCACGTCGCTGCTGCGGACCCGCACACCGGCTACCGCTTGGAGTCGGCGGACCATACCCATGCCAGCACCGGGGCGCAGGCCGGGACCGTAGACCATGGCGTGCTGACTGGCCTGACCGACGACGACCACCCGCAGTACGTCAAAGACTCGGAGTTCGGCGCCAAGGGCCGCATCCTCGCGGGCACGGGCTCTGGCACCTTCGATGACCTCCCGGTCGGCACCAACGGGGACGTCCTTACCGCGGACTCGGGCGAGACGATGGGCGTCAAGTGGGCGGCGGCGGCAGGCGGCGGAGCCGTCGCCACGGACGCCATCTGGGATGCCAAAGGCGATGTCGCGGGCGGGACCGGGGCCAACACCGCCGCGAGGCTGGCGGTCGGCGGTAACGGGGCCATCCTCGAAGCCGCCTCCGGCGAGACGACAGGTCTTAAGTGGTCGCGGACGCTACGCGGCAAGATCCAGGGATCGGATGGGGCCGTCCTCCAGGGGACGGGCTTCACATGCGCTCGCAATGCGACGGGCGACTACACGATCACCATCACGTCAGCATTCGCCGCCGCGCCCATCGTGGTCGGAACGGTCATCACGGTCGCAGGCTCGCGATGGTTCACGGCCGACAACGTCACGACGACCTCCATCCATGTCTACATCGCCTCAAACCTCGCCCTGGTGGACCTTGACTTCTGCTTCATCGCCATCGCGGCGTCGTGAGCGCGTCTGATGCTCGCCACCCGTCACCGGGTGCGCATCTGCTTCTCGTTCATGTGCACCGACCTGCGCATCGACGGCGACTGCCTTCCGGTTTAGCGTCCACCGTCACGGAGCCGCCCAGACCTCTCCAGCAACGCAGACCCCCGCCAAGCCCGCCCTTCGGGGCGGGCGTTTTCGTGTCCCTGGTGCCTCCTGTCAACGCTGTTTCATGCAAGATGCGCCCCAGCCTGCCGGACTTTTCCATCCGAGGAGGCACGGGACATGCACTTGCTCGTCATTCGTCGATGGGTCTATGAGGCCGTCGCGGTGGCCCTAGACGCTCGTCTACCGCCCGATCGACCTCCATGGCTATCGCCATCCGTAGCTCGTCGTCCACGGGCACGGCTGCGTCCCCGTCGAGCGCGGCCACGACCTCCCACGGCCTGACCCCGAGCGCGCTCGCCACGGCGGCCAGCGCGTCCATGTCGGGATAGCCGTCGAAGTCCGGGTTGGTCCACTTCGTCAAGGTCTGCCGCTGCACGCCTGAGCGCTCCACCAGCGCCTTCTGCCAGCCACGACGCCCGCCTGTCCTACGGGCTAGGTAGGTGCGCATCCGTGTGCCTCGCGTCGTCATCGACACAACGGTATTGACATGGGTGCGCGGACTGTGTACCGTTCGCATAGTCAGAGCCATGGCTACGTTGTCTATGACCTGGCAGCATAGGCGGAGCACACGTGACGCACCCACTTTCGGAAGCCCTCGCAAGGCGCGAGCGCAGCGCCTCCTGGCTGGCACGCAAGACGGGTAAGACCCCCTCCTACGTGTCCCGTGTCATGAGCGGCGAACGCAGACCCTCCGAGGACTTCCGCGAGCGCGCAGCAGCGACGCTCGGGGTGCCTGAGTCACGCCTGTTCCCGTCATGAGGAGGAAGGACATGGCACGGGAGCCTGCCCCTCGCCGGGGCCGTCCATCCACGGAGTCCATCGCCCAGCTTGAACTGCTGGCCTACAAGGGGGAGACGAAGCGCTCGGTGATAACCGTCGCGCCCATCGTCCACAAGCTCGCTGCCATCGCGGCGCGATGCGACCAGCGCCTAGCCGACCGCTTCGAGTCGGAGATATACGCCGAGCTTATCCGCCTGCTACGGCGCCAGTCGGTGCCGTTCAGCCTGTAGGGAGTCCATATGACTGCTCGCTTCGAGATCGTGGCTGCCAAGAAGGCAGAGGAGATCAGGGCAACACCGTTCGCGAAGGGACGGCCACTCAACCCCCCCACGCGCGCCCTCCTAGATGGCGAGGTGATCCAGCTACCCCATAGAAAGAACATCGGAACGATGGCTGCGCTGAAGAAGCGCGGTCTCCGACGCCGCACCCGCAGCGATGGCAACAGTGGTACCTACGTCTGGGCCGAGCCACTGCCATGAACTGCGACCTAGAACTCGCCAACGGTCAGCCCTGCCCCAAGCCGGCCACCCACTTCCGCCGTCACTCCCTCGACGGTCGGATGGTCGGCTACTGCGACCTGCACATCCGCGTGCAGCGCAAGCGCTGTCCCGATAACGAGGCCGAGCAGTGGGGCTGGTACACGTACACGGCGGTCGCGGCATGACCGCACGACTCGGGGACCGCGTGCGGGACCGCATCACGGAATACGAAGGCATCGTCATAGCGGAGACACTGTGGTTGAACGGCTGCCGGCGCCTGACATTGCAGGCGCCCGGTGAACACGAAGGCAAGCGCCGCGAGCCACTCACCATCGATGAGACGGACGCCGTGGTCATCGAGAGCGTCTTCAAGCTCTTCAAGCCCTCCGAGCCCTTCGAGCGAACGGGTGGCCCTCGCCCTGATCCTGTGCAGCGGACGGACCCGGTATGACGCACCCGTTCACGACCACGCTGGAGACCCGCTTCGGTGGGCTCCTGCGGCATGGGCAGCACGAGCCTGACGGCATGGCGTGCGCCTTGGAGGCAGCGTCCATCGCCCGCAAGCGCAAGTGGTCCGACGAGCCGGATCTCGTGGGTCTCCCCGATCTGCGCCCGCTGAACGATGCGCGATGGCCCGACGACGCCACGCGTACCGAGCACATCACGCCAGTCGTCATCGCCCTGTGGGGCTGGCCGCGCTGGTCCGCGAAGCGCAAGCAGGCATA